TGATAGTGACCGCAGAGAGCAACCATCGAAGGAGTGCTATCCAGGTACTTTGGCCACAGCGCCTGAAAGAGTTCAGCAGTGTAGTAAGCATCCTTCAGGGCGTAATCAAGAGCTTCGGTCAGAACTTGACGAATCTGCGAGAGGTGAGTCGCATCTACGAAGATGTCACGAACTTTTTTATCCACTGCGCCCAGTTCTTTCACGTCCTCACCAAAATACTTTCGGACGGCTGCCACGTGAAAGTTGTAGCACTGCACAAGGCTGTTCGTAGCGCCTTTGTCAAGCCACTTCGGAGCATAACGCAACTTGCGCTTCTCCTCTGGCGTCAGACTCTCCGGGTCTTTTCCTGCGAGAACGTACAGCCAGCGTTGACCACTGGCCAATCCTGACACACCGATGTGAGCGGATAGCGTGTCGAAGTAAAAGTTTTCGGGCGCAGTCTGATCAAGAGTGTAACCCTCGCGAGCACGAACACGGTCGTAGCTGATGTTGTGGCCCGGAATAAAACGGTTGGTACCAATCGGAATCAGTTCGTGTTGATCCCACTGGCTTTCGGGGATGGTTGGATCAATCAGTTCAGAAGCTAGCCAAACATAGGCAGCTTTCGCGCTCAGGGCGGTGCCGATGATCGGAAACGCACCGCCGTGAACGTAAGTCTCGGTATCGAACGTGAACGCTTCCTCTTCAGGGAAGTCCACCTTCTCGATGTACCAACCACCGGCAGCGTCATTCTCAACCCACTCGTACCGAGTCCAGCCGGATTCAAACCGGAACTCTTCAGGTGGCGGCAGAGGGGGAAGTTTGCACCGGGAGAATTGATCACCGAGCTCTTTGTAGCGGCCAACTTGATCGCTGGCAATCTTTTCGAAATGATCGCGCAAAAAATCACCCTTCAAGTCTGGAAGCGGCAAAGGGCCATCATACAGACCTGCAGGGTGATCTACAGGAACAGAAATATCAAATTCTTTCAGCAGGTTTTCTGCTTTCTGAATGGACAGACGAGACATTTTCTGTGGCTTTTCTGTGCCAAAGATTTTGTCGTGCAGGTCGTCTGACAGAACGGGGTATCCAAGTTGTGTTTTCTTCACGGACGTTAGGTTTTTCATGGTTTAGTATAGCGGTTTACTTGCCTCGTAAACTCAGTACGCGGTCAGGTTGTCGATCGGCGGCGGGGGGATCGATCCGGTTGTTCCGCAAGGAACGATTGCTCTGATGGGCTTCGTAGGTTGGAAACCACCGGAGTTAGTCCACCAAATGTTAGTTGGCCGCACGGGGAACCATCTGTATCTAGGGGTTCCATTTGCGTCGTAAGAGTAGACGCAGGGTTGACCCGCGAAAGGGGTTCCGGGGTTGAACTGCAGATTTTCAGTTCGAGTAAAATAGTTCGCACTGTTGTTTGCCCAACCTCTGTATTGAGGAGCCAGGATGTTACCTAGGAGTTCGGTATCAATGGATCCGGCGTTGTACTCGGTGACGGCTTTTGCCATCTGAACAGCACGGGGATTCATACACTTTCATCACAGTTGAACAATTTTACCCTAGAACACACAGTCCCAGCAGAGCTTACCGGGTTCCTCATCATAAAGCCCAAGATTTCTTGCCTCGTTGATTGAATCGAGAGTTTCCCGATCATTCTTGAGACGACGATGCAACCGCAAACGCCAGAGGACGTACTCCCTCGCATTACGTTCGGAGGGATCTTCAAGGTACTTCTGATATTTCGTTTCGACCGTCTGAACGATACCGATACCAACTTTTTCAATAAGGTGGTCGACTTTCTGAAGAGCTCTTGCCATTAGTTTACGGAGTTGAAGGAGAACATTTTGAGCTCAAAGTTGCGAACACCGGAGCTTTCGTAAACGATATCTTTGTTCTTCTTGTAAATCTCGTAAGCGTCGAACACCGAAGAGAAGTGAAGCGGGCGGTCAGCGGGGCTGCTTCGCCAAAGGAGCATTTCCTGGAGGGACAGTGGAACGTCGATATCCCACTGCTCGTCTCGCGAAGAGTACAGGAGGGGAAGGGCGTCATTCCGCCACCAGTCGCAGATCTGGGGGCTGTATTCATCCCAGGCCAGAGGATCCGTAAGGTGAGTGTCGCAAGTTTCGCGAATCCAGTTCACGTACTGGCGACCACGCTCAACAACAAGTTTGGCACTCGCCGGAACTTCTTCCAGGAAGTAAGCTTCCTCGTCACCACGAACGACCCGCTCAATAACCGAGGGGAACAAGAAGGACTCGGAAATAAGGCGGAAGTCCTCAGCACCTTCGCTAACCAAACGCAGAACAACCTCAAGGATCGACATAGTGGTTGCAATCTGAAGCTCTTCACCCGAAGCATTAACTTTTGGTTTCTCGTTCGACAAACCTTTTCGCAGGAGGCTCAACTCGCGCTCAAGGCGACGAACCTCTCGACCCATTTCTCTCTCGAGTTTGTTCTTGTAAATCTCCGACTGGGTTACCAGATTGTCGAATTTGTTGTCGAGTTTCTCCAGCTCGACGTCCAGCTGCTCCACGGATATCTTCAAGTTGGATAATTTTTTCTTGAGAGAAGTTACCGAAGAGCGTATTGAGTTGGTTGCAAAAATTAGGTTGTCAGCAGTCATCAGATTGGGCGAATCGTTGCTCTTAGTTGGTCAGTGTTGACGTCGATGACCTCAACGTTAAACGAGTATAGGCTCTCAGGGTCGCTAAGTAAGTGAAAACTCCCCTCAAAGCGGTCACCATCCCGAGAACGCAAGTAAAAGTTACCAGGCGTGGGTGGCGAGCAGAGTGCAATGTCGCCTGCGAATTCAGGGTTGGACTCTTCAATCGCCGTGACAAGCCTCTGGTAGATTGCAGAAGCCGCTGCCATCTCACTGTCGTTTGAAAACTGCGCTCTGAGTTCGCCTTCAATCGCTTCCAGACTTGCCGCGATCCCCGTGTCAAGAACAATCTCGAAAGTTTCGCCTTCGCCCCGAGTCAGGAAACAAACTTCCTCCGAGTCAAAGTTGCATTCTTCCGGGTTATCAAATGCTTGGAAGCCATGCTCCAGAAGCTCGTAAAAGGTCTCTTTGATTGTTTCAGCGTCAGGGCCACCCAAGTAGTTGGCGATGGCGTGAAAAATACGAGGGTTGGCGAGCAAACGCGCCACCGGGTAAATCAGCTGTTGTTCGTCCATTACAGTGCTCCGCCGAAGCAGTATAACGATCTCGTCGTTTGGTAATCGTTTAACATGGTTTTACCCGGCGCTCACAGTTGAACTTCTTCAAGGTTGGCCACCTTGATTCCTTTCGCCCCAGGGCGACCTTGCTTCACAGTGCTGAGGCTAAGCTCCACCTTCCTCTTGCGTATCGAAACCCAAGGAACAGAGTAAGAGCCTTCACCAAGGTACACAAACTCAGCCTCGGCGGGTAGCCAGAGTTTGCCTTTGCTGGTTGCTTTGCAGAGGTCTTCGCCACTCAGCACCAAAGCCTTGAGTTGACCCTCGAGTTTGAAGACACACAGGTACTTCCGCTGAGAAACTTCGGCTTCGCGTTTCGCGAGAGCCACAGGGCCATAGCCCGTGGAGATTGGACCTTTGAAAGTTGCCCCAACCTTCTTCAAGAAGCCATCCTGGGTCATTAAAACCACTTTTTCCTTCGCGTCGACGACCATAGCACCCCTTGGCCCCTTGGCCTGTTCAACCATGCCTTTTTTCAAATCAATCTTGAGAAACCGGGGCTTGGGCGGGGCTGGGGGCCTCTTCTCCCCGGTCCTCGGGCTGACGGCCAGGCTTCCGGCCGGAGGCTCCACCAGGGCGCTCCTGCGGGCCTCTCCGTGGCGTTTGGCGAGCTCAGTGATCTGTGTGTACACCCACTTATGGCGCACCTCTTTGTTCTTTACCAGCTCGTCTAGAGTTTTCAGGCGTTCCTCAAGGGTTTCCTTCTCGGCTTCCAGTTCAGCCTGGTCAAGACCAGTAAGTTGACGAAGGCGCATTTCAAGGATTGCTTCGGCTTGGTCTCGTGTGAACTTGAATGGGCGGTCTACAAGGGCAACGAGTGCCTCTTTCTTTGAGGCTGACTCCTTAATCTTCTTGATGATTGCGTCAATCTTGTCGATGGCCTTGATGAAGCCCATCACGATCTCAAGGCGCTGCTCGGTGAGGTCTAGCTCCTGGGAGAACTTTCGCTCCAGGCGAGCCATTCGCCACGAGAACCATTTCTGACAAATTTCAACTGGGCTGAGCTCAACGGGTCGCGTACCGTCAATAACCAGCGTTTTTGCTGAATAGCGAGTGTCGAGATCGGTGTATGCGTAGAGTTGCTCAACCAGCTGCTCAGTTCCGACATTGGGCTTCGCAACAATCGTGACACGATCTCCGGAGAGATCAGATTCGTCGATAACTTCTGCGATTCCATCGAGTTTTCCTTTCTCTAGAGCGTCACGAACTTGTTCACCGAGTTTCTCAGGGTTGACCCCAGGCGGGAAATTCGTGAATGTAAGTGTGCCACGATCTTTTGCCTTGCCACTTCGTTTCTGTACGCCTGACTCGTACTTAGCGCGGCAGCGAATGTTGCCAGAGCCTGTTTCCTTGTACCTCTTGAGTTCTTCGTCATTAACAATGTCGCAGCCAGTTGGAAAGTCAGGAATTAGGAGTTCGCGTGCTTTCGCCTCCTTCGGGGCTTTGAACTCGCACGCAAGTTTGGTGGCCTCTACAACTGCCCGCAGAGAATGGGGTGCCAGCTTCGTTGCGAATCCTACGGCAATACCTGTGTCGCCATTCAGCAACACCGAAGGGATCGCAGTGTTAAACCGTTCTGCCTCTTGGCGAGATCCGTCGTAGTTCGGCCTCGTCTCCCAGGTGGCTTTGTCCTGCAGAAGCAGTTCAACAGCGGAGGGTCGAAGTTTACACTCGGTGTAGCGAGCGGCTGCAGGACCGTCAACGGTGCTACCGAAGTTTCCGTGACCGTCAACCCACGGAACGTTGTTGTTCCAGGTTGTGGCCATGTTGACCAGAGTGCCGTAGCAATCGCCGTGCGGGTGGTAGTAACCCATCGCAAGGCCAGTTACGCGGGCGCACTTCACATAGCGTTTGTCTGGCATCAACCCTTCCTCGAACATCGTCTGAAGGACGCGACGCTGGGCAGGTTTCAAACCGTCATACATGTCTGGGATGGCTCGCCCAAGTAGGACGGCCATCGAGTAAGCCATGTAATCCTCCTTCATCTGGGAGGTTAGATTGGTCGTTGTTAGGTTTTCTGTCATGCTACTTTCTTAACGTACTTGGTCCAGCGGCCAAACTTGGGACCCCTCTTGCAGTCTGTGATTGTGATGTACCGTTGGTGCTTGTGCTCCTTGAACGGAATGTGAGCCTCAAAGGTTTCCCCGGTGCTAGGGCGAGTGAAGATTGCCCTAACGTCCCCTGTGCAGTTAGTCACCTTGATCCGCCAACCGTACGCGGTGTACTGACCGTTGACAGGTCCGTAAGAGGCTGTGATCTTGCAGTTAGATCCGTCGGCAAGATCCCGGCCAGCTACGCTGTCCAATGGAATTCCGTGGCGAACGGAGGACAAAACCTCGTACAACCGGGAAACGTCGAGGCACCCCGTTTTAATCAGATGCTCGAGAAGGTCGGGGCTATCATCCATCAGGGACGAGTACTCTGTGAGCAGCCTCCTGCAAAGAGGCTCGTGAAGCTCGGCAGCGCGGTCAGTTGTGGCCATCGTTTGAAGGAAGGTTTTGAATTCGCTCGATCAAGGTGTCTACAGCGTCCACTGTGCAAAACCGAATCACATCGTTGGTGATCTCAGTTTCGTACGTCAGGTGCGCGTGCTTGCCCTCATTATGGCTCAGGACGGCCACTTCGTAAAGCGCATCCTCGCCGACTTCGTATTCCGGGATAACAGAGATTCCGTAACCGTTGTCAAACAGCTCCCTATGCTGGAACCCAGCGGGATGGGGGAAGAGTTTAAGATCTTCGAGCTTCATTCTTCAAACAGCTGTGCGTATTCCTCTTGAGTGGACATGTCCTCGATCTCACCGATTAGTTCCTCGTCGGTGTAACTCCCGATGTAATTCAGTTGGGTATCGACGAAGAATCGCTCAAGGTCGCGAGTGGTCATTCCGTCAAGATAACGCTCAACAAGCCATTCCACAAGATAGGAACGTTTTTCAGGGGTCAAAATAGTCATCATTAGTAGTAGCGGGATCAGGCCAGAACGGTTTCGATAACGTTCTCAGAGATGCCGAAGTATTCGCAGATAGCAACGCGACGATTGGTTTCAGCGGAAACCTCGAAGGCAATATCGCGAACTTCGTCGAGGTTAATATATTCTTCACCGTCAACAAGGCAACCGTTGTCGCTAAACATCAGAGCGTAGGTAAGCATGGGGGTCGTTTGATTCACTGTAATTACTATAGCGCGTTTTGCCCGTTCTGTAAAGGGTGCAAACCGCCCTGGCAGGTACGGTTAACCGCCCTCAGGCACTCTTGAGAACCAGGCGGTCGGCACTGGAGCCGACGCGAAAGGTGCCATTCCAGAGATAAGCACCCCAGAAGTAGGGGTCCTTGTCGGAAACATTCTGGAACTCGGCGGTAATCGAGCCGTACTGCTTTTGACGATCAACCTCAAACTCCAAGTCACGCAGGTTGCGAACGCCGAAGAACTCTTTCAGGTCTTGCAGTTTGCTGAAGTACAGATCGCCGACTTTGAACCCAACGAAACGGTTGGCATCGGTCAAGTCCGCACCTTTGCGAACGTATCCGGCTTTGATGACTTGGCCAGCGACAAGGTTGGAAACGGTTTTCTTCATGTAATTACTATAGCGCCTTTTGCCCGTTTTCGAAAGGGGGCAAACCGCCCTCCGAGGTACGGGAAACCGTACCTACTCGGATATTGAAGCGGGGCGGCCCCAGCGGGCGAGCCGCAGGATGCCAGCGTCTCCATCGCCTGCACAGTGCTCAGACCAAAAAGCGATGATTTCCATTTCCGTCGGCCCCTGCGGCTCGGGCTGGGCCAGAGCGGCGTTGGCTTTAGCTACCAGCGCAGTTTCGTACCCTTCGTACAGGCTGGTGTGCCTGTGAAGTTCTTGGGTTAGCTCAGCGCACAGCGCACGGAAATTGGGTTCAGTCATTGTTGTTCTCCAGTAGTGGCGGGGCGGCCCCAGCGGGCGAGAACGGCGCGGGCAAAGTCCAACTCTTGTCTGAACTCTTCGGCAAGGAAACCATGGTAACAGGATGTTTCCACTCCGTACAAGCTCATTAGCTCTTCATCTGTTGGCATAGGCCCCTGCGGCTCGGGCTGGGCCAGGGCGGCGTCAACACGAACAGCAAGCGGTGACTGTTTGATGCGCTCGACTGGAATGCCGGAGTCGATGGCATCCATCAGCTCTTGGCACAGCGCACGGAAGTCAGTTTTGGTTTCGTTCGTTTTCATGTTTTAATCATAGCTCATTTTCGCCCCAGCGAAAAGGGGGCAAACCGCCCTCCGAGGTACGGTTTCCCGTACCTGCTTGGACTTTACTACGTGAAAAGATATTCTTTCCACTCGGGAACAATGCTGCTGTTCAACGTTAGAAGAAAACGACTGAACGGCGCGTGGGGTCTTCTGTTCAAAGGAACTCCCCACTCTTCTGGCGTTCTGTTGTCCTTTACGTTGTTGCAGGTGTAGCAGCACGCTACCATGTTCTCCCAAGTATCTCCGCCTCCCCGCGACTGCGGCAAAACGTGGTCAATCGTAAGGTCACGATCAGAACCGCAATACTGACAAGTGAAACCGTCACGTTTTAGAATGAGGCTACGAGAAGGTTTCTTTGCGTTGATGCGCCGAATCGGAAGCCGCACGTATGTGAGCAAACGAATGACTTGCTCGGACAGAATCTGTGCTTTTTTCTTCAGCACGAGCACAATGGCACGTCGCCAGGAGCAGACGTTGAGAGGCTCATAGCTGGCGTTAAGTACGAGAATACTTCTGTCGATGGCTAGAGTAGTAGGCGATGACATAGTTTAACAATCCCCGGTGTAGCAGCCGTCGTAAGGGTCGAAGCCTTGCTCAAGATCCAAGTCCCCTTCCTCCTCGTAGCTAGGATCCGTATCAATTATAACGTGACCCAGGTAAATCATGCCGTTCTCGTAGCTGCACTCGAACTCCTGAAGTTCTGCGGAGAACTCCAGTATGTGACCCAGGCCCCTTTCTACGACTTCAGAAAAGTCGGGGTCGCGAATATCGTCGACGCGAATCGCACCAATGGTGCCGGAATCCACCGAGTACTCATTTCCATACGAATCCTCGTAGACACCGTCGCCGTAGGCGGTGCCAAACATGAAGAACTTACGACCGTCGGCCAGAATAAACTCGTGCGAGGAGTTGTCGAAAGGAACTAGGCTGCATACTTCGTCCCATGCGTCGTGCATCACGTAGCACAGATCGCCAATATAGTAACGGACGGGAAGAGAGTTGCTCATTTCGGTTTCGTTCATGTAAGTATTATAGGTCAGCTTGGGAGCCAGCGGTCAGAAAGGTAGGCGGTTTGAGAACCGGCCTACTCGGCTTCCTGCCAGGCGTTGATGGCGTCTCGGGCGATCTCGTCGTCGGTCATCTGGGCAGCGTCATAAGGCTGGTCGAGGATGTAGCGGACCTCGGCCTCAGCCGCGTAGCGGCAGTCCCAGCCGGCACCGTGCTCGGCCCAGGCGTCGACAATAGCCATGATCAGTTCGAATCGGTTCATTTCCATGCTATAAGCATAGCTCATTTTGCCAGTTCTGCAAAGGGGGTAAACCGTCCTCCCAGGTACGGTTAACCGCCCTGCGCCTCAGCGAGTAGGCGAGTCAGCAGGCGGTCTACCTCCGGCCACTGGGCGCTGGGCCGGTACTTGCGCAGGCGGACCACGTGCGACATCTCAGCTGCCAGGGCCTGGGTCCACAAGGGTTCCCCCAGCCTTTGGCGAAGGTGGGCGCACAGAGGCGCAGGGTCGCCACCTGGGTGTGAGTTGAACAACCGGTGGTAATCGCTGTGCACAGACTGAAGTAATTTACCCAAGTCGAGCACGTAAGACTGGAACAAATTTTGCTTGAAGTTAGGGTCGATCAGAACGATGCCCCCGTTATTTTCTACAATGATGTTTTCAAGCGTCAGATCTCCGTGTGAGAACGAGGATGGTAGTGGCTCAATTTCGTCGAGGATTTCGAAAGTTCGACGAACTATATCACTGTCCGCCAGAGCGACGTGCTCTGAGTGAAGACGATCTTTGTAAGAAACCCAGTCTGCATTTCGCGTTGCTGGGACCGTTGACCACAGAAGAATCTGGTCTACCAACGTGTCAATCAGGCGAGTCGATTCAATCTGCGTGCCGCAAACTCCTTCGACAAACTCAATATCGTACTCGGAACTGGACACGCAAATGGTTTGAGGAAGTCGAATCCCTGGTGTCAAAGTGTACCGCGAGGCAGTACGAAACCAGTCGCACTGCTCAGCGGCATCCTTACACTTCTTTCGTATGAAATCCCCGGAGAAATCCAGGGTCGCACCACTACTTCCCTTCACGAACAAGCTCCCGAATCCGAGCGCAATCGGCCTCGTAAGTTAGATCGCCCCAAGTTACACCCAGGGAAGAAAGCGAGATTGCCTCCCGAGTCTTGGCCATGTTGATCATATCGGTGATTTCAACCTCGCCACGATCACTCTTACGCAGCTCACCAATCGTGTTCAAGTAACCAGCTGGAAAACGCGCGAAGCCGCAGAAGTAACGACCTTCCAGTTGGCCATGAGGTTTTTCAACTACGTAATCTTCAATCACGGTAGCCAGCTGCAGGTTTCGCGGACTCAGTGATTTGTGCAGGAAGGTGAAATAAACTGAATTGTCAAGATCTGAACTCAGCAGAACTCGTTCTGCAATTGGCATTACCCCTTGATAGTAGTTGTCCCCAAACAATACGGTAAACGGTCCGTCAATCACACCGGCCCACGTTGTAATGGCAGCGCCAGGACCATAGGTGTCTTCACTCTGGAAGCGCACGATCGGATCACAAATCTTTGATACTTCGTCAAGAACCGGGTGGTAGATCCGTGTCCCGTCCGTTTTCACTGCCGACCTTGAAAGTGTCAGGTAAATGTTCTCGGCTCCGTTATCCAGAGCGAACAGTGCCGCCAAGTAGGGAAGCGACATGCCATCAAACTTCTCCTCAAGTTTATTTCGGCCGAACCGAGTGCTACGACCGGCAGCAAGAATGAGTGCGTTCTTCATTGTGCGATTTCTTTGTATTTTGCGGAGAACTGAGCGGGTGTCACCGCTTTGTCGTCAACGTAGTACGCCGCCCACGGTTTTCCAATCTGAATGGAATCGTAAGGCACATCGTATTTAGTGCAGAATTTTTCGATTTCCTCGATAACTTCTTGCCTCACACTTTCGATATTTCCGTTTGAGCGCCCCATTCCACGAGCCGTATGAAGAATAATCGTCCACCCTGCCTCCTTCATTGCTCGCATACCCGTGATAACTTCCATCTTTGGGCGCGAGTTCTCGTAGTCCCTGTTTACCGTGATAAGGATTGTGTCGTCAACGTCGAAGACAATGGTTTTCTTTGGGTCGGGAATCATAGAGAGTCAGGAGCTGATCTAAACATAGGTCGCGAGAGCTGCAAGTAAAGGGCGGAAACCCGCCCAGTTTCTCACACAGGAATGACTTCTGTCGTCAGAGTTTTTAGGCGAATCTCAGCGTATCGAGAAAGCCACTCGTCCTTCGTCCGTCTGGTCTTAGGTGTTGCCAGCTCAGAGAACTCAGCGCAGATTCGCTCAACCGTCTCGTTGTTGGTTTGAAGTTTCCGTTCCAGGTCTTCGCAAGTGCCACCACCACCGGTGTGTTGCTTTGCCTTGACGCAAACGTTGTCGAACCGTAGGGTTCCCTTTCCGTGCACAGTGTGGTACAGCGACAGGAAGTAATCGTCTTTCATGCTGTACTCCGTGATTCGATCAAACGCTGGGTCGCCAGCGTAGAAACCGAAGGCGTGGCCCATAATGAACTTAAGACCCACGGTGATCTTAGGGTGGAGGAAGCCTTTGTTACGCACTGCGTAGAAACCCCAGAGGCCGACATCTCGTCGCCCGCTCATTCGAAACCCTCGCTCAATCAGCTCGGACATATTTTCCACCGAGTTTAGGCGGCTCGGGTGGTCCAGCGGCTTTTGCGTCCCGGTCAGCGGGGCAAGCAGTTCGAGTTCCTCAACGGCGCTAACATCGTCGTCAAATGAAAAAACAGCTGTTCCCTTGTCGTAATAGTTGGAAATGAAGCGACGTTGATTCGTCAATCCTTTCTCACCAACAACAATCTTGTACTGCGGGTTTGAACTTTGATATTTTTCCAACTCCTGGTCGTTGGCCACGAACAAAGTCACTCGGGACAGATCGACGTCGGTTTTTTCAAGATAATTCAGAGTCAGTTTTCGGACGCCGTCTGGGCGCCCGTAAGTTGGTATGGCAATCTGGTAATCAAGCATTGGGAGTAACGTCGGGTTGTCCTTTGATGTTGGTGTTGGAGCAGCGCTCCATCTTTTGAAGCTTCTTGTACTCATCCCACTCAGGGCTGCACCACATTCCGGGGAAGGAACCGTTCCACTTCGGCTCACCTGTTCCTCGCTCAGGGTGGTTGGTTGTAACCCATTCCATGAAGGATCGTCGGCAAGCTTCACATTCCAGGTCATCCAGGGTAACGATTGCGTCCCGTGAGTAAAACACAAGAACAAGGTTCTCAGCATCCTCGCTCAGTGGAACGAATGGAGTTTGACCGTGAACAAAGCCCTGGTTGTCTCCAATCAGAATGTCACCGTGGCGCATGTGGAAACCAAGGCCAAGTTGAGGCATCACAAAGTCAACGCCATCGTAGGAACCCCGGTCCATACAAACGAGAGCGGCCACAGCGTCCTTTGCGTTCTGACCGTCGTAATGCCAGCAGGTGGAAAAGTTGTAGTTACAGGTGATTGAGGAGAAGACCGTGTCAAACAGGCTGTAACGGGTATCTGCGATATCCTTGTACCTATTTCGCAGGATCCCCCACTCCCTCGGAAAGAGGTCTTTTGTCAGAGAATCAACTTCCTTGTAGAAAGGTGCGAAAGAAGCGAAGTCGTCGTACCGCTCCATCGTCGGGGCAGTCAACCGGGCAAAGGGTGTTCTCCCTGAGCGAGTGATTGTGCCTAGAACGGCTGAGAAAACTTTCTGCCCCCGAGGTTGCTTCGTTACGTAACGTGCTTTCCCTGCGATCGCAGCCGCTTTCCGGTCCCCAGAGGGAGCCCACTCTCGAACCAACCAATTGTCGAACCACGCCAGTTTGGCAGCATTTCTGTTCAAGATGGCCGTCTGTTTCAGGTCAAACGGCGTGCTCTTTTTTCGGACGAGGCTGTCCCACTTTTCAATCTCGTCGAGATCCACTAAACCATCCGTTTCGACTTTTCCTACAAAGTAGGTTGTTCTAGAAACGCGAGTATCAGCGGCGACGATTGCTCTGGCTTCTTCCAAGTCGGCCACAAGGCCCTTCACAGCCTTACTGAAGAACACTTTCTGACCTTCGGTTAGCCGGATTTCCACGTTCGTGGTGATTTCCGAACCAGCGGCGTTCCCGCGTTGATCTGACAGAAGGGACTTACAGGCCCAGCGCCAGTACTCAAATTCTTTGCTGTTGGGTCGGATATTGGCTGCTGCTTTCAGACCTTTTTTGCGAAAAGCGACGGCAAGTGAACCATCGGGGCGGTACACGTTGCAATCTTCATCGATAAGTTCAAGGAAATCCGTCGATGAAGGCACTCCACCAAGTCGTTTGTCGTCAAACGGAACTAGCGCGTCTAAGTAAATTTCTCTCATGATGTTTAAGGAGTAACCTCACAGTTTTACCCACCTCATTATAACGGTTCGGGTCAGCGGTAAGCAAAATAAAAGGCGGTTTCCCGCCCATCCGACCAACAAGTTAAGGTCTTACTGCGTGTATTCGCAGAGGATATCGGACTCTTGGTCAAAGGCGCAGTTGAGCAATTTTCGCATTTGGCGGGCGACATCAAGGTCTTTACCGAGGTAAAGAGTCGTTTTCAGAAGGTCGCTGTACACAACCGGTTGCTCTTTGGTGATTTCCTCGTCATAGAAGTTGACTCGGTAAGCAACGCCATTTGATTCGCAAAGTTCGTTTATTCGCTTTGCGTGCAGAATGAAATTCTCTCCGTGACCCTTGATTCCATCATCAAGATTCTTCATGTCGAGATAAGCGTGAAGCATCTCGTGAAGCAAGGTGCTGCGAACTTCCAGGGGATCTTTCGCAGCGTGGCGGGCGAGTTTGATTTCCCCAGTTCCTCCGTTATTTGGCTTGTAAGTCCCCCACTTAGTTCTGTAACGACCTTCCCACTTGAGACGCGGATACGAGTTCCAGGTCTCTCCGTTTTCGTCGGTGCGAGAGACAACCTTGGGGACCGGGAGTTCTCCGTTGAAATACTTCGCATTGAACTCGGCGTACAACTCGCCAAGGTCATAAATCGCGCAAGGGTTGGGGCAGAACCGTTCAAGAAACGAGTTTGAAACTACCGTTTTGAATTCCGTCATCAGTCGCGAGCGGAGTGGATGGACTCGTTGATCTTCGCGGCGTAGGCCGTGGGGCTCATGCCGGTGACGGCGGACCTCCACTCCAGGAAGGCCACCTCGGCCCGGTCGCAGAGGTCTTCGTACTTGGCGATGGCATGCGGTGCCCAGGGGCTGGCCATGGCACCCTGCTTGTGGTAGAAGGCCAGCTTGACCTGGGTGGCTTCTTCGTAGAGGGCTTTGAGTTGGGTTTGAACGTCTTTCATGCTTTAATTATGGCTCATTTTGTCGCGTTTGTAAAGGGGGCAAACCGCCCTCCCAGGTACGGTTAACCGCCCTCACATCCACCAGCCGATCTCGCGATCGCCATTCATTTGCTCCAGCTGGTAATCGTGGAAGGTTTCGCAAACGTATTCAACAGTAGCGTTATCCGGCAGTTCGTCGCGGCAGATTACGTACACTTCGTTGTAAAGATTGTCAAAGGCTTCTTTGTCACCATCGTAACCGGCGTAGCAGCAATCGTTGAGAAGCTCCTTGTGAAGCTGAAAGCTGGCGGCGAGGGCTTTCTGGGAGAGGTCGGTTTTCTTCATGTAATTACTATAGCGCCTTTTGCCCGTTTTCGAAAGGGGGGCAAACCGCCCTCCCAGGTACGGTTAACCGCCCTAGTCCAGCTTGGATTCAGGTTCGTTAAACTGGTCGAGCAATTCGGGGGCGTAATCTTCAGCCAGGTCCCACAGATCCGTCCAATCTTGCCAAACTGTTTGCTCGTAGTGCAGATCCCAAACAATCTGACGAAGCTGCTCTAACGTCAACTGGGAGACCAATCCGTCTACGATCGCGGAAACAACCTCTTCGCGATCTTCTTCAATCCACTCAGTAGGACGATTCATACCACTCCGTAGTCGACACGAGATTGTTGCATCAGGGCAACTTTGTACAGAATCAGGTACCCGATCAGGTCAGAAGTTACATCCTCGTCTTCATCCTCTTGGGCGTTTCTCAGCCGGGAAAGTTTATCATCTAGACGAACTTTGATCTGCTCAAGGGTGCTTGCTTTGCTGAAGACTCGGACCGGGCGCAAAGCCGAGTCCCCGTATTTACGGTTCTTTTCAAGAAGCAACTCACGTATTTCATCGCAAACTTGGGCAATGTCTTGTTGAGACTGAGTGATCATGATTGGGGCAGAATTGAACGGTAGTACGCTTGGTAGCGGGCGAATCTGTGCACGGAGGGTTCAAACCCGAGCGACCAGCAACATTCACAGTACGAGAGAAACTCAAACCACGGAGTTGTCGGGTCGAGGGCAGGCATCACAGTTTTCCACCAACCACGCTATCATAGCTTTTGCTACTGTCGGGAAAACCGTCTTGCTCGGCTTTGAGGTACCACCGTGTTGCTTCAACGCACTGTTCCTCAGTCAGGGAAGTTAGGAGCTCTCTTCCGCTTTTGTGCATGGACACGAAAGTGCCCCAGCGTTGTTTCTTGATGTAGAAACAATCGTCAATCAGTGTTTGCTCAATCATGCTGTAACCAATCGTTTTCTTTATCTTGCCGGAACCATTCGGCCAAGTCCACCGGGTTTTGCGGCCCGATAAGGTGGTTGGAAGGGTCGGGGTCGCCCAAATCCATTACATCAAGAAGTTCGTCAAGGGAGCCTTTCTCGGGCTCGCCGTTGATTGCTCGGCGCCGTGCTCTCCTCAGAATTTCAGCAGCCGAGCGGTTCGCATTCGCCCACTTCTGGGCAAATTGCATTTCTTCGAAGGAAACGCTCAAGCCACCCGAAATTCGAGCGGCAATGTCTTCTAGGCGAATCCGTGTTTGAGTTGAGAGCATTTTACTTTTCCCGTTGGATAATTTTACCTCACCTGCCGTGTTTGTTGATCGTGTCCCTCCAGAAATCGGATGTCATTTCCTGAGAGCCTGTCATTTTGGCAACGGGCACGCCATCAACCAGTGCGATAAGAGTTGGAGTCGCTTCAACTTCGCACTGTTTTGCAAACTCGGACCACTCTCCGTTCTCTTTGGCGGTGGTAATAGTAACGACACTTTCCCAGTTGGGAACCTTCTTCAGTTGTGTTTCGGCGTACATACAGGGTCGGCACCCTTCTTGTACGAATAGGTGGATTTCAGTACCGATAGCCATGGTAGTTGCAAGAGGGGCAGTGGACGTTGTACTGGGGCGGATAAGATGTCAGCATGACACTTGGGCTCGAATCCCACAGTTCGTTTCCGCAAAGTGGGCACGCGATGCCATTCGGTGCGGGGGATCCCCACCGAGCTCGCTGAACTTCAAAGTTGTGCTCTTCCAGGGACTTGAGATTGTTGAGTTTGGTCATGTCAACCTCCAACGTCTCCGCTCACAACGACGGGCTCCACATCGCCACAGAGGACCTCGACCTCAATTCGGCCCATGATACTCAGGACATGGTCTCTCACCCGCTCTCTCGTTTCCTTTGTGAATCCCTCGTAGTTGGAAATCCTCAAACTCTTGTTGAGCGTGTCAGCGATCACCATCAAGTCACCGGCGGATAGTTTCATTGTTACTCCTCCCTCACAACTACAAAGTGGCGTTGCGCCTCTGCGGGCAACTGATCGTAAACTTTCTGCTCGTCTCGCAGGGACTTATTCCAGGCTTGCACCATCAGCAGGTAAATGCAGAGGGAGAGTTCATACGTGGTAATGTCAGGTTTGGGGCGATACTTGAAACTTCGCCCATCCTCAAGCGCCTCCTGCAGGGAGGTATCCCCAAAGAAGTGAGCGAAGAAGTTAGCGGTGGCGCGATCGGTGTCAGTCATTGCTATCAGTGTGAAGACGCCAGTTTACATCACGAGCGGTTGGAATCTTGAGAGCCATCCGCAGCGTGTTGTTTTCGTGAATCAGCAGCTTGACCATGTCGAGCGTTGTAACCTCGCACTCGGGAAACTGCTTGCCCACTTCGTGAGCGATTCGCATGTATTCGGTTTTGTAGTCAAGTTCAATCATTCGGGCAAAGCCTCCAGTGCGCGGCGGATGTTGGCAAGATCTTTCATCTGGTCACTGAAGAATTCTCCCGTTGCTACAAGGCGTTTGAGTCCCTCCAGTGCTACCTCCTTCAAGCTCGGTGGCCTTGGACGGCGATAGTTGTAGAACTCAATCACATCTTCTTCCTCCCACCCAGCACACTGCTTGAGGTAATTTCCGCAAGCCAGTAGCTCCTGATCTGCGCCCCATTGGGCGGCACTGGCAGCCAAGTGCAGATCGCTTTGCGCTACTCGCACTGGCGTGCCTTCATGCCAGATCTCGCCAATCCATTTCTCTACGATCTCCGGCGGTGGGGTAAGTTTGGGGTCAGTCACTACATGCCTCCTCTCGAAGTTCAGTTGTAATCCAATCAATCTGAGGACCAAACGCCTCCTCCAACCATATCGCCACTTCTCGAATAGCAGCGCGAGCTTCCGGTTGGCCAGTAGTTTTTGAACGTGCGTATTCAACGTAGATTGCGTGTTGAACCCGATTCACTAACGAGTCGTAGTCACTCATTTCCCGAACCCTCACCTCCCTTCAGTGCCATGAAGGCGTCCCTGAACCCCCACCATCGCATTTCGTACTCCCCGGCCCCCCACTCACCATACTTTTCGTAGTAGGCTTTCAAAGCCGGGGACAGTTCGTATTTCACGCAGTAGTCGTCGTACAAGTCAAAGACTTTGTTGATAGCGGCCTTGCAAGGATCATCCAGCTCGTACTCTTCGTGTTCTTCCACGAATTCCAGCATATCCTTAAGAGCCGCAACCTCATCTTCGTTAAAACTGCAAGAAATCTCACCTTGCTCGTAACTCGGAATCAGTTCCGCCTCCAGCGCCTCGTCAGTCATGATTGGTTGCATATTTGCAAACAGGTGTTTAGCTACTTCTTTGCTTTGCTCTTTGATGTTTGCCTGGGCTCTTGCCATCGCGATTCCTTTGGCAAGGTAACCCCAGTCGCGCACTTCGGTGACGGGTTTCGTTTCACCGCAAACCTCACATTGCCCTTCATAGATGCTTGAGCACCCGACAGAATACTTGCCGTATGCTTGACCGCAATCTTTGCACACAACGTCGGCTTGGGTCAGCCTTGTGACTAGGTTTTCACTCAAGGGTTTCATCTGCCTTGCTCCTGGTTTTGATTGTAATAGTAAGGAAAGAGTTCTCTCAGAATTGTGTCAACGGCGTTGTAGGTTTTACCTCCAATCTTGCAACTCTCAAGCTGGTAACGGCGAAGGAGTTGGTAAAGGGTACGGTACTCAGAGGGGGTCATAGTTTCTTTGTGCAGCGCACAGAAATTGGGCTCAGTCATTTCTTCTCCTTAAGCTTCAGGTAATTATACTCCGTGGCGCACTGTTTGGGTTGTTCGGTGCAGTAGATGATTCCGGCGTTTCTGCCACGTTCGATGTTACCTTTCTCTGGCAGAGTTGCGCCGATAGAAATTAACATTCCCGAAACCACAAGGACGATAAAGCATGTCATAAATCCGACAAACACTGATTCTCCTTCTGTTCTTATCATTCTCCACCCTCCAGTTCGTCGGCGATGAGCTCCAGGGTGCTTGCGCGGATGTACTCAACGCCGCCTATGAACTCAGTGTCTACCCGCCAATCGTTTGCAACAGCTCGCAGTGAAGCGGCGATAGTGGATGCCATCCGCGCTGCTTCATTGGAAACGTCGCAAGGATTAAGGTCGTATTCCTTGCGTATAGCTGCTGCAAGCACCGCATGCGCGGCGGGGGAGAGTTCAATCATTGGCACCCTCCAGCTCCTCGGCGATCAGGCGGATCTGGGAGGAATCCACAGCGCGGACACCAAGAACGTCGTAACCAAGTTGCTCGTCAAGGGCACGCAGTGCGGCGGCAAGAGCTTTGCGATCGGTTTCGAACGAAGGCTCATTGTAAAGGCCAATTCGGTTGAAGGCAGTGTAAACTGCAAGAGCTTGAGAAGTCATTCGGGCAAAATAAAGTCAATGTCGGAGGCGATTGCGTTGAGAATCGCGGTCTCTTCCCACAGAAGAGTGCCGTAGTCGCGGGAACCCTTCTCGCAGGCACGATTGCACTCGTGGGTCAGATTGTGCGCCTCGTTGCGAAGGGCTTGGATCACACGCTCCCAATCGGCGCGGCAGAGGGTGAAGGTGTACAAAGGTTCCATCAGTTGAAACCCTCCAGTTCGTCGGCGATGGCGAGGATTGCCTCACGGATTGAGTCACTTCTTGCCTCCATTCCTTGGTCCCACTCGATGTGGCCAGTGAATGAGGCATAGTCATCGGGTGCTACCTGATCAGCAGCAGCTCGCAGAGCGGCGGCCACTTCCAATCGCGTGCATTGAAAAGCAACGATTTCGGTTTCCGGGTGACAAACGGAAGTTGCTGCATTCAGCACCGCCTGCGCGGCGGGAGAGAGAGTGGTCACAGCGGTTTCGTTTTCCATGAATTAACTATAGCGCCTTTTGCCCGTTTTCGAAAGGGGGGCAAACCGCCCCATCAGGTAGGGGAAACCGTCCCTCGGATGGGACCGTCGCCTTTGCCTTCCAGAGACTTTACAAGTAGCTCGGTGAACTTCTCTTGAGCCTCGGAATCGTACGCCATCATATTGCCGTTCAGCTCTCGAAGTAATTCGGTCAGATCCTTCCACTCCTCTTGCTCCATGTTTCGTCCTCAATCAAAAAACATCGTTTGGTGTGAATACTAGGCTAGCGTCTGCTGCCCACTCCACGATTCTATCTCCCAAGTCAAGTGCTTCTTCCGGGGATAGAAGAATCTCCTCAAAGTCACCATACTCAGATCGCCGCCCCAGAATATAGCGAGCAGCGTGTACAACTCGCTTCCAGAACGGTAACGGGCTTAGGTGTATTTCGATAAACAGGTCTTCGGTGTCCGAGGTAACTACGAGCGAATGCTGAATACTTCCGCAGCGGCAAAGGTATAGCGTTCGCTTCATCGCTTCACGTGAATTACAGGAACGTTGTTCCTCTGCAGCATCTCGATATTCCCAGCGTTATCGTCAGCCCAAACAAGCGGATCACCGTAGAACGAACGGATCCTGTTTAGGTGATCTTCCTTGATAACGTGATCCGGAACTCCCTCTTGATCGTCTGGGCGCATGAAGATTTGAATCGGAAGAAGGCCGCGCATCTTCAACCATTCGGTTGTTTGTGGGCGCAGTCGTTCAGGGCGAGCGGTCGAGATTAGCAGAGGACGTTCAGCCTGGAGGGCGATTGCCACAAGAAGCATCGCGGCATTTTCTCTCAGGGTTAGGAGGTTGTTCTCGTCGTAATGCTCTGAGGTAAGGGTGCCATCAATGTCAAAGACAACAGGTTGTTTTCTCATACCAATTTTGCTTGCAGTTTGTCCAGGGTCTGAAGAAGGTTGTTCATTCGGTTTGCCTCTTGCTGAGCCTCGTCCAGTTGCCCCCTCGTAACGTAGGTGGCGATTGTTTTCGAGCGCCCCGCGCGATAAGTTTCTGCGTAGGCGTCGGCGCATAGTGCCAGAATCGCCCACTGTTCGTTGGTCAGGGTTACCGAGCGACTGATTTCGTTCTCAGGCTCTCCTGCGAAAACAACTAGCTCTGTGTCAGTCAACATTTTCTCTCTCTTTGAAGAATTCCGCTGCGATTCTGTCCGCGTTTCGCTTTATTTCGTAGCGCACCCATGGGCTGTCCGGGTGATAGCGAACCTTGAACCAGAAACGTTGAAGCTCGATGCGGAGGAGCTTGGATTGCAACACTAACCAGTCATACACGTTGCTATCTTGAACAACAACGTAAACGAGGCAAGCGCCAATCGTGAACCAAGTTAGTGTGGCGACGTTCATAGTATATTTGCCGAGTCAACTACTACAAGAGTTGAATCGATAGCAACTAGCCACGTGTTCAACAGTTTTTTCAGTTTATCGTTATCAACGTTCTCACCGTTGATGTTTAGGTTGAGGTCAGTGTCGTGATCGCCGTTGTAAGACCGGTAGGAAAAGTCAACGGTGTTCTTTTCAGAGCTCATTTTGTTTCTTGATGTTGAGTAGGAGAAGGAAGCCTTCGTATTTTGAGAAGGTGGCAACAGGTTGCCAGTGGTTCAGATAAGAGGTCGAAAGATACCACTCGTCGTCTTTTTTGTAGACGCGAGCGACAGGAACACCCCCATAACTAGCAGCGTAAATCACCTCCGCTTCCGAGGAGGAGACGATCCACAATGGTGACTGATAGTCCAAGGGTTTACCGTACTCGACGAATGTTCTCCCAGTAAGGAGAGTCTGGACGTTCATTGGGTTGCACCTTGATCGGAGTGAGAGTTGCTTTGCGACGCTTGAGAATTTCCCAGAGTCCCGCTTTCAATCGCGGGTCGGTAGTAGTATTATAGGCAGTCACGAGTTTCGTAAATGCCTCGTCGCGTTCGGGAATGCGGAGGTTTTCACGCGAGAGAATGTCTTTCGTGAGGTCAAGATCGCCAGGTTTGCCTTGAACTTTTGCCCTGCCGAAATTGCCGGTGTGAACGCCAGTAGTTCGTAGTCCGTGATTTGCCATCAGTTAGCACCCTCCAGCTCGTCGGCGATGGCGAGGAGGATGTCAACAGGGACTACCTCAATCGTTTTATTTACCGCTACGTCGGCAAAGGTACTTTGTTTTGCAGCAGCTCGCAGCACGGCGGCAACCGACAGCCTGTTGTCGCAAGGTGCTTTCAGGTAGGCATCCAGTACCGCCTGCGCGGCGGGGGAGAGAGGTTCAGTCATAGATTTGAAAGAAAAACGAGTAGTTGTGCGATCAGAAGCAAAGTCAGGCCTATCGGGCCCATAATGACAAAGTAGGCGTAGAAAATCAACAGCATCATTGCGTCTACAAGTTCCATGCCTCTGATCCAATGGCGCTCGCTGAACGCGAAAATCAAGCACGAAAAGATGCCAGCGATGATCCAGAGGGTGGTGCTGCCAGTCATTCAGGCAGCGCCTCCAGTGCGCGGCGGATCAGGTCAGAGTCCCCGCCAGATGTTTCAAATGCCGCTGCAAATGACTCAAAGTGGATCAGCGCCTGCTCCTTCAAGCTCGGCGGCTTGGGGCGGCGAATCATACGAAGATCTGTTGAAACATGCTTGCCGTCGCAAATCAATTCACGGGCAAGCACCTCGCAGCACGCCTCCAGCTCAGTGTCGGCGCCCCATTGAGCGGCGCGATCAATCATGTAATCTTCGCGCTCAACGCTAATAACCTTGAACGGCGACTCTGATAGCCATTCACACCGCAGCTCCGGCGGTGGGGTGATGGGGTGTTGGTTAGTCATGTTGGTTAATTCAGTTGCCAGGAAAGGTGATCGTGAGCTCATCGCTCCAGAGAGCAGAACTTTCACAGCGAGACAGGTGCATCACGCAGCCTCCGCCAACCATTGTGAAGTCAGGGTCAAGTCGAACTAGGAAAGGTTGGTTGGAGTATTCAACTCGGCAGCAAAGGTAGTGACCCGGTGCGGTAGGTCTGTTGCGAGGTTTAAGGGTTAGGTTCGTTGTGAGGGGCACGGGGTCGTTTTCGTTCATGAATTAACTATAGCGCCTTTTGCCCGTTTTCGAAAGGGGGCAAACCGCCCTCCCAGGTACGGTTAACCGCCCTACTCGTGATAACCGATAATCACGTATCCTTGCTTCCTCAGGTCGTCCAAAGCGTGTTTCCCCCAGGGAACCCATCGCCACTCAGTTTTTCCACCTGTAAGAAGCAAGTGAACGCACATGTACCTCATCTCAGCACCCAAGTGTCTGCAGGATTTTACCTTTGCGCTTCAACATCTGCTTGAACTCAAGCGCCTCGAAGAGCGCCTCGACGTGAAGGGGAATGGGCGGACTCGACGCAAACCAGATCAGATCCGGAACGTCGTGCTCCAGCGTTACCAAACGCAGGTTAGCGAGGAAAGTCCCGGCATTGTCTTTCACCTTCGGGTGAAGGCAAATTCGGTCGGCACCGGTGAGTCCCGAGAAAACGTCCTCCTTGGGGCGACTTTCCTCGATAATTTTGACGGCAGTCTTCGGACCGATCTTAGGAATCCCTGCCACGTTATCGCTGGAATCACCGCTGAGCGCCTTGAAGTATTTGACCTCTGCCGGGAACACACCGAAGTGATTAAGCACGCCGTCAATGTCAACAAGCTCGATCTTCTTCGTCGAGCTAAACAGCAGGACCTTCACCCTGTTGCTAACTAACTGAAGCAAATCTTTGTCACAAGTTAAGATGTGAATTTCGTCGTAGGCCGTTGAATGACGTGAAATATGCGCGATTACGTCGTCAGCCTCGTAGCCTGGTGCCTTCGCGATCGTCATGCCCAGCGTGGGCAAAACTTCATCCAGCAGCAGGCTTTGATCGGCGTAGTGGGCAATGTCGCCACCCTCACGATTGGCCTTGTAGGCAGTTGACTCTTTCTTGCGCCAGTTGTTTCCACCTTCGGCGCAGGGAATCACGCAGCTATACTCTTCCTTCGCCATGATGGCAAAGAGTGCGTTTAGGAACCCCATTGTCCCGGTAACGGGAATTCCGGCCGAAGTTGTGAGCTCACCGCAGGTGCGTGTGAGTGCAGATCGCGAGCGGTGGAACAGGGCGGAGCAGTCGATTAGCAGCAGGCGGTTCTTCATTGAGGGTCGGTTTCGATCTGAAAGAAGGTGTCTTGGGTGGCGTTGTAGGCAGTTAGCACTCCGGTTTTGTACGCAAGAGTGTCAATGCAAATACCGTTCGGAATTCGGTAGGGCAATGCGCCTTTCGGAGTGTGACCGAAGACAACTTTCTTGAGGTTCGGGGTCCACTTTTCAAATTGCGGCCCATCGTCCAGAAAGGGTTTCCGCATCCATAGAAATTGCTCTCGAAGGAAGTGCGTCCCCATCATCGTTTGGGGATCCTCACCAGGCGGGCACCCTGCGTGCGTAAACAGTGTGTCACCGATTACAGCGTAGTACGGCAGCTCGCGAAGCCATTCGGCGTGTTTCCGTAGTTTTTCGAAATCTTCCCAGTTTCCACCATTCTTGACCCAGTCTTCCCACCCGCAACCCTCGTCAGCGTTTAGAAACATCTGCTCGTGATTGCCACGAATCACGGTGAATGCCTCAAGACCGTTGCGAGTGGGATCCTCGAGAAGGCAGCGAGTGAGTTCCAGGACGACCAAGTCCTCCCCGCCACGATCAATCAAGTCGCCAAGAAGAATGACATGGGCTCCGCTGTCGCGAACCCAGTCAAGAAACATTAGGTAAGGTTCTGCAGTTGCGTGAATGTCACCAACGGCGATCACGTCGCCGGGATTGATAACATCGCAGAAGTTAAAAATATCCATCAAAAGATAAAGTTGATTCGATCAAAAGATTCGTTATAGATGTTCTTCAGAGAAGCGTTCAGCTTCTGGTGCATGGTGCGAATCACATGCTCGGGAACTTTGCGAGTCCGAGAAGCGTTGCGCTTCAGGCAGGTTTCAACAGTCGGGTTGACGACCACGGCTTCAATCTTGGTGTAACCGTAAGACTTCAGAAGAGCGATAGCCTCCTTCCGATAAGACGCTCGATAATGAGTACCGTCCAGAATAACAGGCATACCGCAAGCTTCAGAAACCAGTTCCTCAATTCGGTCCTGGATTTCCACCCAGTTGCCCTGGATATCAGCGGACCCGTAGAGTTCAGCGCGGATGTCGTCACCGGAGATAACAAAAGCATTCTCAGACTCTGCCAGTTCGGAAGCAAAGGTGGATTTGCCGGAGCCAGGAGCTCCAACCATCACGTAAGCGCGGAATTCGTTCATGGTATAACTATAGCGTTTTTTGGCCGAAAGGTAAAGGGGGCAAACCGCCCTCCCAGGTACGGTTAACCGCCCTTTCGAGAAGCTTCGTAGAACCGCCAACGATCGAGCCACTCCTTCCAAGGGTTGGAATCGTCGATTACTCCTTGATCAAGGTTCACAAAGTCTTGAACGATTCGCGCAGCGTCCTGAAGATCTTCGTCACTCCATGGTTCTTTCGGGAAAATGTTCTGGTTAGGAGTTGCGAGTAGGAGGTTACGCAGCTTGGACTTTAGAATTTCTGTTGTCACGGTGAAGCTCCTCTTTACGAAGGATCATAGCCAAGGCAGTCGCGTATTCATCTCCACCGTACAGACCGATAAGATCCTGGAGGAATTCCTCCGCATCGATGAAGAATCGCATTTGCGTCGAAGAGTTGGTTCGGCGGTTGATGATTGTCGGACAGTCATAGACTTCTCCGAGTTTTCTCGCCATTTCCTGCTGATCGGAACCGAGAACAATCGCGGCTTCCTTCCAGTAGGAAGATTCTACAGCTTTTGAGACTGCTTCGTACGGGCTCTTGGCTTTGTTAAAGTATACCCGATTCATGTCCAGTTTCGCTTCTCGGCATAGGTGCGTTAGAAGAAGCACACGAAGGTCCCAATCGTTGTTTTTCACTCCGTCGGACACGTAAACGTGGGCTTCATCGCCGTGGGCGAGCATCATTTGAATAAGCTCAATATGCCCCGAATGAGGTATATTCATCCGAGCAAAAGTTACGGTGCGCTCATAACGGATGGGTTGTTGTTTCAAGATCGTCTTTTCTCTAACTATAGTAATCATACCGCGAAACGGTGTCTAAGTAAAGGCGGGTTTACCGTCTGTCTTGGGCGGTTAACCGCCCCTTCACCCATCCTAAGGGTTCTTCACCAGGGATGAACATTTTTTCGACAACTTGCTTCAGGTTTTTGTACCACCTCATGCTCTTAGTTTTAGGTTCCACCCCAAACATAGGGTTATTGCTCCCGGCGACGGCCAAACTTTTCAGTTTACGGGTCTCCTCCAAGATAGGTTTTCTCCCGTTCCTCCACCCCTCGGGTAAATCGGAGTTTGGGGGTATCATTGTTTCTCGCTCACCATTGGTAATCCACACCCATTCATCAATCCTGAAGCAGTTTTCTCTCATTTTTTGGAGGGTCTCTTCTGAGGCTTTTTTGCCCTTCCTGCCTAGTCCGATTTTTCTTTTTCTCTCCTCCGAGTGGGGTCCTCGGATTTGCCCTCGATTTTTTGAGCCACCTGTCTTACCCATTTCGGAGTAAAATTCAAAAGATCGTTTCGGGAAGTTCGCTGTTCTGTTATGGTGGGCCTGCCACTTTACACGTAGTGTTTCAAACAACGGGGGAAGAACTTCCCTAGGCACCATAGCAAAGCATTTCCTGCCGGTAACTTCACTCTGGATAACACCGGCAATCCAATGCTGATAGGTTGTTAGTGACTGAGAGTTTAATGGAGTCAGTAAACCTCCCTCGCAGTCAGGGACTTCAATATGATGAATTTCTCTACCGTACCAATCCCAATCTTCTTCTGATAAGCGAAGGTTAGCAATGTGGCAATCGTACAAAAAGTCGCTGTAAATGTCTTCTACAGAACGCATGACATCAGAATAACTAACGTTATTATACCCGTGTCCGGTATGAGGTAAGTTAAAGTCTGTGCTAGCCGCCCTCCTCACTGTCAAACGTGAAATACTCGTAGATTTCGCTCATAACGCATTGCTCGATGTGCGCTATGATTGACCCTTCGTTCGGATTTTCCACGTGTTTGTGGGCTCGTGCGTATCCCCGTCTCACACCCTGCTCGATTGCCATCTCCAGGATGACTCTAGTCTTCGGTTTCATCGTCGTCTCCCCACCTTAGAACAAGGTGATCATAGGTTCCTGCGAAGTAGTGGTAAAGTTGTCTGGCGAAGATCTCGTACGGCTCGCCTTGCCCTTCGATTGCGGAAGTTACCGCCACTTGCCAGAAGATTCGAAGGTGGTCTTTTTCAGGGAGTGGTTTCATCGTACCCTACTATCAAAGATTTTCTTGAGTTCGTTATGAACTGTTCGCAGTTCATCGTACCCATTGTTAATAGTCAATAAATCTTTATTGTGCCCAAAAAGACTGAAAAGTTGTCGCAGTTGCTCTTCTGAGAGTGTGAGTTTGTAGTTCTTTTGGATTTCAATCATAGTTTATTCCTGTAAGTGTATGTAATTTCTCCAGTTTCCTTATTCATCAGGTGTGCCCAGTCAGTTGGAAGTGTATCACAACAATCCCGAAACTTTTCAGTTGAAGATACTTCCATCACAATAGGAAGATTGTTAGAATGATGATAAAAGATTGCTACAAGAGTCATAAGAGGTTCCTGTGTGTATGAGAATATTATAAGGCACTCACAGGGTCTGCGGTGAGGTCTTGTGCCAGTTCTTCAAGTGTCAAGTCGTTCCCAAAACATATCAATCATACCACAATTTACTGATGTCCAGAAAACTTGATAGGATTTTCCATCAATAAACATAGTCGTGCCAGTTTGGTTCCTAATCTCATCAGGGTCAAGAATTTCTTGGGTTATCCAAAACTTCCAATCATTAAAGCATCTTATAAAATCACACATTAAAGTTCCTTTGTTTGTCCTACTATTATAAGGCATTTACAGGGTCTATGGTGAGGTCTTGTGCCAGTTTAGGGAGTGTCCAGAAGTGCCTTGAGTGCTTCTTTGAGTTTCTTATTTTCTTCCTCAAGTTCTTTAACTTTTTGAGAAAGAGAAGTATCATCTTGAGTTTCTTCTTTCTTCTCAAGAATAGTTCCAGTTACATTAGCACCCTCAAGGTTAGCACACCTAAGGTTAGCATACTCAAGGTAAGCACCCCGAAGGTAAGCACCCACAAGGTTAGCATCCCTAAGGTTAGCATACCTAAGGTTAGCACCCCGAAGGTTAGCATCCACAAGGTCAGCACCCCGAAGGTTAGCACCCACAAGGTTAGCACCCCGAAGGTTAGCATCCACAAGGTCAGCACCCACAAGGTTAGCACCCCGAAGGTTAGCATCCACAAGGTCAGCACCCCGAAGGTTAGCACCCACAAGGTTAGCACCCCGAAGGTTAGCATCCACAAGGTCAGCACCCCGAAGGTTAGCACCCACAAGGTAAGCACCAGGTTTGATTTCGTATCCGTTGATTTTCATAAGAGGTGTCTGTGTGTATGAGAGTATTATAAGGCAAAACACACTCCATCACAAGGAGGAGTGTGCCAGTTTAGGGAGTGTCCTGATAATACATATCCTCTTCATATTTTACATAATCACTTTGAAGATAGTTAAAGAACTCTCCGTCTTCACTTCTCATAGTATAGCACCACTCATCAAAGATTTCTCCAATCCAATACCACCCGACTTGGATTTTTTCAAAGAAGTTCATAGGACGATTGTAGAGTTTAGTCATTTATCGTGAAACCAATTGTAAGCAATCATCCACAATACTCCCCAAGCAGTTCCAAACATAAACCACAAAACATACTGTGGAAAGAACAAAGCAACTAACAGAACACCAAACCAAAGTGAAGGAACATAGATTGTTTTTAGAGATTTGATGTATTTGAGTAGTTTAGTCATTCTTCATCCTCATTATAAAACTCATCCCAATCAGGATGAGGAAGTCCAGCAACTACCATTTCACCACATTCAGGACAGTGAAACATACCAATAGGAGCATCTTTGTAGATGTCTGCTGTTGGGTCAAAAGTGCATTTAGTCATTTCAATTTTGTAATTAGTCATAAGTCTTTAAATAGTATGATACGAACTTAGGTGTTCATTAACATAAGCAATCGCTTTCTTAATATCTCCATTTGTTGAGTATAATGCCTTCTTGCAATCCATTATCCCGGCACCAGTTATTTCACGCAACTCTTTAATTAACTTAGGGTCTTTATGAGGTTCAGTCATTTCAAGTTATCCATAAGAAATTGTTTGTAATCATCTTGTCCTTTATAATACTCATCGGAATAATCAGGATTATCAATTGTATAATCGGGCAACCACTCCTTCAGTAGTTTTATCATTTCTATGACAAACCTTGGGTCGTGTAGTCCTCCCGTTTTTTTAAGATAATAGAAAAAGAAAGATTCTTTGTTTATACTCATTTTTTCACCTCACAAGAAGCAATAAGTTTTACGATGTGATAGTATTCTTTGTAGTGCTCTGTATTATTCCATTCTTCATAGGCATCTTCTATTGTAAGATAAATGTGCTGATTGGTCTTATGTAAATCAGCATAGACTTTACCATCCTGCCTCTTCAACATAATCACATAGAATTCAGTCATTCTTCATCCTCTGCAATTTTCCAGTGTTTGTCCTGCAAGTTTCCGAAACGGTTGGATCCAGTCCGAGTAGACACCCAGAAGAAGTATTTGCGGTTCTCGGATGCCAGAAACAACTCACCGCCAGTGTCCTGTTCGACAATGCACAGTGGGTTGCCATCCATTGAGTTTGCTAGGCGATTCTTCGCCTTGGCGCTGAGTGCTTCGACTCTGACTTTCCTCATTTAAAACTAATCACAGTGGGCATCGGAGCGTTGTAGGCAAGCTCCTTCAGGTTGAGACGCTTCGCGTCGTGAGCGTAGTGGAAGAACCCGCTGTTGGTTCCTTGCCACATGCGGGTAGGATTGCAAGCATGCTTATCAGCAAGGTTGCCAGACTGAGCACGCATAGCTTTCAGGGCGCGAGCACACTCGTCGTATGACAGATTCAGGTCGGTTTCAACACGCCACAGCAGGCGGTAGGATTGGTTGCGGAAACGACCGTCGTTGGAAAAGGTGAAGTAACCGAGCCAAGGCTTCATGTCGAAGTAGTTAAACCACTGGACCATATCGTTACCGGAAACTTCGCAAACGTCAAAGTCGAGACCGACAAGCGTTTGAGTGCGCCAGCAGAGCTTTTCAAACTGGAGTTCCATCAGATCGCGACCGTTCAGGAGACCACCGTAAAAAGGGCAACCTTTCTCGGTCACAAGGCGAATGAATTCGTGCTCGTGCAGCGCCTCCCAGGGACGCTGAATCATACGCTCGCGGAGCTTACCGTACTCCTGGAGAGTTTCGGGCTTGGACTGACGGGGATCGCCGAGGTGGCAGAGGACTTTGTTCATGATATAACTATAGCGTGGTTTGGCTGTTTTGGAAAGGGGGGCAAACCGCCCTCCCAGGTACGGTTAACCGCCCTCACGGCAAAGTAAGTTCAAGAAGTGGGTTAAAGTCTGGATTAAGATCGCTGGAGTTTACCCCGGTGTAGTAACCACGCGGATTACATATTACACGACAATCGCCGATGTTGTAATCGAATGAGTTATGTGTGTGTCCGTGCGACCAAACTTTAATTTGAGGGTGCGCCAAGATGTAATCGTTCATGTCGGTAACATACGCCCCGTTCGCAATACCTGCAGAACGATATTTCGGGTGAACGGACTGGTAAGAAGGGGCATGATGTGTCATTACCCATATTTTTCTCATCTTCATCTCGTTGAGTTTCTCTGTCAGAAATTTGCGAGATCTTTTATGAAAAGACAAAGTATCGTCCGGGGTCATCTTTCGGTATTTTGATGTTATTCGAACGGTCTTATAGTCGTTCATGCACTGAGCCGCCTCCATCATTTCCAGTGCATTCTCGTTGCGAAAATCTGTCCAAAACGTTGAACCAATGAACATCCAGTCTTCGACCTCAGCGATGTTGTCTTCCAGCAACTCAATACCTTTGGGAAGGTTATCGCGAAGAGCAACCCAGGTTCCCTCGTAGTTGTATCCGTAGTGCTCGTGATTTCCAGCGATGTAAAGAACCCGATCAAAGTTTTTCAGACACTTATCCAGAAAGTCAAGATAGACTTTCCGAAGGGGTCCGTTTGTTTTCAGGTGCTTTGCGCACAGAATGTCTCCCCCGAGAACCAGAACATCGCCGGTGCCGAGGTCAGGAACTTCCCCACCACTACAAAACTCGAGGTGCAGATCGGATACGACTCTTACTGTTGTCATTTCACTAGCTCAAATTTCTTCTTCAGTGCATTGAGAGATTGTTTTCGTGCGCGAATTTGCCCTTTGCACAAACCTTTCGTCTGCTTACGCTTTCCGGAGTTATGCAGCCAGTTCGGTACTCTTTTCATGCTTCAAGCATAGCTCAAAAGGCGGTCCCCGTAAAGCCGGGAAACCGCCCTAAGAAGGTAGGGGAAACCCTACCCGTCGAAAACAGCCTGCAGCGGGCCTCAACCGGTGGCTAGGCCCACCGTCCCTCACACAGCGGCAGGCTCCGCAGCGGGCTCCTCGGTGGCCTCAGGGAGCGTCAGGCCGAAGGCCTCAAGGATGTCAGGGTAACCAGCTTGAACGATCGCACGGAGAAGTCCGTCGTCGTCCATTTGGCTTACAGCAGCTTGGACAGCTTCGCTGTAAACACGAATCAGCTCGCGCAGGGGAGCGTTTTCACAAACGCGGGAAACGAGAACGTTTACCACGTCGTCACGATTTTCGATAGCCATAGTATGTTGTTACTAAGATTGTAAATTGGGTAGTTACGGGGAAGTTCGTAACTAACGGAGAGAACAGGACTCGAACCTGCGAAGGGTTTTATCCCCCGACCGCTCTCGAAACGGCGTCCTCGACCGAACCGGACTCTCTCCAAGGTGTCCCCTGCCGGACTTGAACCGGCACGACTACTGTCAGCGCATTTTAAGTGCGCCGCGCCTACCAATTACGCCAAGGGGACAAGGTGCTCAGTGCGAGGATCGAACTCGCCTGTATCCGATTATGAGTCGGGTGCTTTCACCAGATAGCTAACTGAGCAAAACTTGTGTTGAACTCCGAAAACAGTTTAGCTAGAACTCACGAGCCGGTAAATTGGGCCGATTCGGTTTCGGAACATGAGCTCGATCGTTGCAAGTTCTGGCGACCTTTCAGCTTTCTTGCGAGATTGAGAATCCTTCCAGAAGATTAACGTCTCGACCATTCCCCCAGGGTTGACTGAGTGGGTCTTGCGCAAGAAGCCACGTTGACGTTGAAGCCAAGGGAGCCAGACTTGATTGTCGGCGGTGATGAAATCTTCTACAAGGTGGGGCGTAACCTGGAATAGCAGACGCTCAATTTCCACGCTTCCACTCCTCCCACTTGTCAACGGGGCACCGCATATTGGCTGACGCAGTCTTCAGCGGCATGAAACAACCGCAAACCTCACAGGTTTGACTGTCGCTGCGGTAACGGTCGCAGCTTTCACAGATTGCCATCCGCTCTTTCGCCACGGCGCGAGGGGCAATCGTTGGATCCTCGAGAAGTCGCTTCGCCGTGTCTTTGATCGAGGCTGCGAAACTTCGACGACAACAATCCGGATCGTTCACATCCCCCATGCTTTTCTCCGTTGAGCGTTTTCAGGGTCGCAATTTTTCGCGTATTCCATTGGAGTAACCATGAGCCATTCCCCCGAGTTTTCTCCAGAAATTAGAGGGAGAGTTTCGTCGTGGGTTAAATTCTCGTATTCGGATCCGTCTCGCATTCTGACTCGATAAAGAGGTTCACCCATCAGTCCCAATACGAATGAAGTGTGCGAAGATGCGAGAGTATTATACCGTCCTCGACAGAGCGGTAAACTGAGGGCAGCTTTCCGTGTTGCTTGTAGTATGCCAGCTCAGAAACAACGGCACGAGTCACGGTGCAATCGGCAACCCACTCACGAAACCAGAAACAATCGAACTTTTCAATATACCGCCAAGTGGGATCTTCGTGGGTCCACGCTCTGCCATAACCATCGTACTTACTAGAAAGACTCCAGCCCAGATCGTCGCAAATCCAGGCATCGTAACGCTCAGGGTCGTCGATAGTGAGGACCTGTTTATACTCTTCGGATCCGCCCTTTGCTTGACACCAGACGAAGTCTTCGCCGGGATCGTTTGAACGACTGCATTTGAAAACGCAGTTGACTATCATGTAGGGGACATTGGGCCACGGTTTAGGCGACTCCGAGGTACGAAAGTCCACCCGAAGGTTTGTGATTTGCAAAGCCATGATTTATCTCTCAGAAGAATAATCAGTCATCGAGTTGCTCCAGTGCGCGGCGGATAAGTGCGAGCTCTTCAGGGCCAAACGTGACATAGGCTCCGTCTGTTCCCGCTGGTTTTGCCAATTCCAACGCTTGTTCCTTCAAGCTCGGCGGCTTGGGACGGCGGGCGGCGCGGAGGGCAGGGATGGCCATGCCGTCTTCGCCCCAATAGCCCATGCGCTTCATCCATTCAATGACGGCATCCAGCTCCTGGTCGGCACCCCATTGGGCGGCTTTTCTGGCAACGTAGTGTACTACCGATTTCTTTTTGTTTGAAGCTTCGTCCATCCACTGGTGCAGCAAGTTTACCGGTGGTGGGGTGATGTTGTAGTCAGTCATTGGAACCCTCGAGAATCGCCTTGAAGAAAGCTAGCCGATCGGACGTGTAAGAACCGTCCACACCGTGACGAGCGCAGAACGCCAAAATAGCCTTGGTGGTTTCGCTTGGGTAAGGACTGGCGAAAGGACCGTACTCGATGTGATCGAGGAACTCTTGGCGCATGATTTTGCGCAGAGTTGCGATGTCGTCTTGATCCACGGTGATGGATCGTTCGCGCGGAGCGTAGCCGTAAAAGGTAATTTGCATTGCGGTAGAAAGTGATGTGGACGCAGTTGGGTCACTTGTTCATTTGCAGAGTAGGAACAGGCATTCCACCTTCAGTGGGAACGTAGATGGTTACGTTACCTTTGTTGGAACCTTCTTCCAGTCCAGTGATGTACAGATACTGGAGGTACTCGCGATTGTCCTTCAGAGAATCGCCAATGATCTGGTTTGCCTTGGCAACACCAGAAGCACGGATGATTTCGGCATCAGCAAGTTGTTGTGCAGAATCTTTCTTTGCTTGTGCTTCCAGAACTGCTACCTGGCGAGTGTATTCTGCCTTCTGAAGTTCTGCCTTACCGGCAAGAGATTGTTGCCACACATTATATTGTGGACCACCAATGAATACGATGGCAGCAAATACACCTACACCAAGCAAAATAGCAGCAACGGTGGGGTCAATAAATCCGTTTTGAGTTTTCATGGTTTAGTGAGTAATAACGACAAGTTTTTCTTGGGGAATCAGACTCAGAATCTCATTCATCGTGGTAGATTCTTTCTCACCCAGAAACTCTTTACAAATTTCCCCATAGTTTAGTCCAAATTCGTGAGTGAATACAGGACGACCCAGTGACTTCTCAACTGCTTCGTGAAAGACATCGAAGGGGCAACAAAGTTCTTTTGTGAAAAGTTGAAATTCAGCAATTTCACGATAAGACTTTTCTTTCCACCACTCAGTATCATACAATGCAATTGCCTTTTCCGCACCAATAGAATTTTTAGGAGACATATTTTCAGATTGCCTCCGTAACGATCTTGGCACCCTTGAACTTAGAGCGAGCACCTTTGTTCTTGGTGTCAACGCCGGTCACCACCGCAACTTGCGGCGTGGCGGAACCAGTGTGCAGCAGAATATCACCTTTCTTCAGAACATCGGGAGTGCCGATGTAATGGATTTCCTTGCCATTGATAGAGGCGCTGAAGGTGTAAGGCACAACTTCTTCCAGTTGGTCCTTATCCAGAACGTGGATGGCACCGGTGGTCTTTTCCTCAATCAGATACTTGTTCTGACTGTTGGTACCGATGTGAACGCCGTATGCGGTTTTGCCGTCAACAGTGAAGGAGTACAGGTTTTTGGTGTCAGTCATTTCAGTTTCTTGTTCGTAGGGTTTCAGGTCGATGCCGTAGGCATAGAAGGTTTGGCGAGAGTCTTGGTAGACGCACTTGTAGTAACCTTGCATATTGGCTTCTTGACGCCAAACTACTTCTGCGGGTTTTTTGCCGTTGGACTTGGTGACGAGGTCACCGATTTGAAATTTCATGGTGGTCACAGGTTTTCAACTTCGTAAAGGAGGACTTCAACTTCTTCCTCAGATAGATGCCCAAGAACATCATCAGTGATAGGAGTATCATAGCAGATATTCCAATCATCTTCAATTCCTTTGATGACTGCTACCTCATACATTCCTTCATCAGCACCATATGAACCGCCAAATCCAAAAGGACTTGTAAAACGGACAACACTTACACCATATCCATTATCAAAGAATTGACGGGCAGCAATACCACGATCAGGATAGTTAGTGTGGGGTTGAAAATTAAGATCCGAAAATTTCATGTCGATTTATCTTGGGAAAATTTGTTGTTTCGAAGAACGGGGGGCCGAAGCCCCAGGCTCAGACCGCAGCGAGTTCGGTCAGCACGCGCATCGCACGCTGGTTGATGCGAGAACCTTGCCCAAAGTTGGCGTAGTTGAAGCGACCAGCGGCAGACTTCCGCGAGTAGTTGGAAGCGTATTCGGTCACAGCGTTGAACGCATCGTAGAAGGTGCGACCTTCGTTACCGCGACCCGTGTAGAACAGGCCGTTCAGTTGGGTCACAAAGGAGTCACGCATGGTGTCAACATCTTTCTGGTAGATCGCCTCCAGAGCGTTACGGAACTGCGCCTGAGAGCAAGGCGTAACGGCCAGCTTATCCACGTACTCGGCGTATTTCTTCATCGCACCGTTGACGTAGTCAACCACAGCGGTGGATTCAAGCACACGCTCGTTCACACCAGCCTGGTGGCGGTACTTCTCGCTCAGGTCAGAGTAGGCCATTGCGAAGGTGTTACCGCAGATGACGCGAGTGGCCGAAGGGCCGATTGCAACGCTGGCGTTACCAACGTGGCCGTTCAGAAGGGTGATGTAAGCCTTGTAGTTCTCGCCGATGACTTTGAACTCTTGGTTAACTTGGGCTTGGGCGAAGACCCGAGCACCGTTGTTCAGGTAACCCATGTTCTCAACGGAGAGCAAACCTTCTTCAACCATGGGGTTGATCAGTTTCAGAAGGTCGCTGTTTTGAACCGTCTCGTAATTGGGGGACACGGAGCCAAGGCACTTACCGTTGTCATCGCGGACGACGGCAACCTTCTCGTCCCACTTGATGGGCTGACCGTCGTTCCCGGTGAAGAACAGGGGACGGTGAGACACGGTCCAGTCGAGGTTGTTGGTGACAGCAAAAGCAGGCATGTTGTTTTCGGAAGTTGTTTGAACTGTAAGTATTATAGCGGGTTTTGGGACGGAAGTAAAGCGGGTAAACCGCCCCGGCAAGGTACGGTTAACCGCCCTCAGCGCACGCAGTAGTCGCGCGAGCGAGTCCAGCCGATGGGGCAGGTTTCTCCACCATTGTAGAAAACTTGGGTGTTACCTTCAGGAACGCAGGCACCACCGGACGCAAACGTTCGGATTGGGCAGCTGCCAAATTTCTGCACAGGAATGCTCTGTGCCAGGACAACTTGGCCGAAGATCACAGAGCTGAGGCAAAACAGAAACGGTTTCATTCTGAGAGATTCAGGTCGTTTACGAACAGAAAAGAAAGACCAGCGTCGCAAGCGTCCGCCATGAAAAGACCTTCGTGGCGAAGCAGTTCCGCATCAGCATGGTTTCCTTGTTTATAGAGGAACTCAACCTGATCAGCCATGTCTTCAAGACGACTCGCAACGAGCGTCTGAAGTTCAATTCCGCGCATATTTTCGAATTCCTCGATGAAATAAGAGTGTTCGGTGTGGTTCACAGGTACTTGAGCTCCAGGGCTTGAATGATCGGCTCAATCTCACGAGCAGTGTAAGCAGTGGCGCTGTAAACACCGTCAACGTAAATGTCGTATCGGGGGCCGAGGTGGGTACGGCGAACCTTGGTAGTGATCTTCATGTTATAACTATAGCTGGTTTTGGCACGGGAGTAAAGGGGGTAAACCGCCCTGGCGTGGGCGGGTAACCGCCCCTCAGGCGTCCCCGAACTCTTTCTTCAGGCGTTCGTACTCCTGGCGACGACTGTTTCGAATGAACTCTTCTCTTTTGAGACGAGCGTTAAATTCCTCGTCATTTTCCTCCCTTTGCTTGGTTACCGTAAAGATTGCGGTAACGCAGTCGTAATATCCTCGCTCGGCTTCCAGTTCCACTTGCGTGAAACCTTGTTCCATCGCTTCCGTCAAATTTGCAATAGCTGTTTGGATGGAACAATAGTCGATGTCGAGTTGACGAGTCTCGGTAATTTGTTGACGTTTTTGTGCAGTCATTGTTTTGTAATTTTAGGTTTTAGTAAGGGCTTGTTTTTGAGCCTCGATCCAGCGGCTCTCAAAAAACTCTCTCATCGCGTCGCGAAAGGCGAGGATGGCTTCTTGCTGAGCTTTACTGTGCAGAGAGTCTGCCAAGTAAGTCGCGTGGCGATGAACCAAGCTCTCGAAGTCTCTCGCCCCGGCTTCGTACGCCTTTGCGTAGAACTCTTTCAGGTCGGATGTCAGTGAATCGATGGCGTCAGTCATTGTTGTCCCAGTCAGCAACTGTGGTATAGGTTTCGATAAGAACAAGTGTTTGTCCTAACAATCTGTGGTTTTGATAGTCTGCAAACGCTTCTTCGCGAGTCGGATAACCATACGTGTTGAAGACATATTCACCCCAACTGGTTTGGGGGTCTAGCAGATGCCCCTCTTTAGAGAGAAGCTTCCAGCAGTAGCTGATTTCGACTTTTGTTTTCATTTTGCGGGGTTCATAAACAACAAGTGGCATTGTGATCAAGCTCGAATTTCAACGAGTTCCTTCCGGTGGCAGTCCCAGAGGACCAGGGCAGGCGACTCTTCGCAGAACCACGACCGCTTGACCCCACCGCAACCGGCATCGAGCACCAAAGAATTTTCGGTTGAACAAACCACGTGGTAGTGTCCGGCGACGCGCACCCAGGGCCGCTCGCTGGCGTGCTCCCACCAGAATACACGACCTTTCCCTTCTTTACTGTTCGGTCCGTACATCATCAGGCTCTTCGCCTTCTTCGGCACGTCAAATACCATGTGAAACAGCGGGTATTCAGGCACTTCGAGCCAGGAAGGGAAGTATGCGTGTGAGCATCTGTACTCCTGGTTTGAATCATCGCGAAAACAGAAGCCGTAAGGCATCGTTTCCAGCCACTGGCCCACCTCCGACAGCGGAATCTCAGCCGCCGCGAAATCCTCAATCGTGCGAGCCAACTCAGGCGAAACGTGAACGTTATTTCCGCGAATGTATCGCTCCAGCTTGTCCTGGTGGTTGGAACGCAGAACAATCGCACCCAGTTCTTTCTGAGCTTGCTTCAGCAGCTGGTACACACCAGCGGAATCGCTGAAGTCGCAGCGGGAGTCAAACACATCGCCCAGAATTACGGGAATCAGAGCGTTGGTTTGGCAGTATGCGAGCGCCTCCCACAGAGGGCGATACTGCGAGTGAATATCGCCGATCAGAGCGTAGCTACGCATGTCTAGCCCACCTCCACTTCTTTGATCTTGTAGTAATCGTATTCTCTCAAGTCGCCATCGCAATCTACGAAAGAACCGTCTTTCAACGATTCCCCATAGTTCTTCGCATCTTCCTTATTCATGAAGACCGACACCGAGTATTCTACATCCTCACCCTCGTAGTCCATGCCACCGCAAACCACGTAAACCACCATCCCTTTCTTCATTTCCATACCTTTAGTATAGCTCATCCTGCCGGTTTTCGAAAGGGGGGCAAACCGCCCTCCCAGGTACGGTTAACCGCCCTCACAGGCCCAGCAAGGCGTCCAGCTGCTTGGGCTTCATTTTCCCCACGAATTCCATGAAGTTCGCGTACTTGCCGGCACGAATGCCGAACATTGCACCGGAAACATTCGGGTGGTTTTCGAGGACAATGCCCGCAAATTCCTTCTGGGAGTAACCTTCGTACAGTCGCACGAAGCCCTCAACCATGAACCCGATATCGCCGATACGATCGCGCAAAGCGTTGAACTCTGCGGAATAGTCGGGGAAGTGCAGCAGGAACTCGTCCAGATCGTCGTTCAGGTACAGCTCGGAGAAGTCAGGATCCCCGTTACCGCGAACGCGATGCAACTGAACGTAAACGTCGGACTTGACCTTGATTCGGTTACCGTTCGCGTCGCAAACGATGAAGCCTTCGTGGTCGGCACCGCGAGCGTTGACTGCGTCAACGATGTTGTCAGCACCGAAATTGAAGGACTCAGCCACCCAGAATACGCGGGAGAAATCACCCAGCGGCAACTCTACGAAATCGTTCGCACGATCCCGCACTGCCAGCAGCCGTAACATCGGCTCGTCGTACTTCACAACGATCCGGTTCTCGGCAGCGCACAACTCAAACACGTAGCAGTAATTCGGGTTCAGATCGAAAGCGTTATAGCGCATGTACCGGAAGGTATCCCAGAACAGCTCTTCAAACGACATACCGGAATCACCAACGCTGCCAGCACCGCCGACAGAACCGGAGGTAGAAACAACCCACTGCACACCGTTCCAGAACAGTTTAATCAGCGAGCCATCATACTTCTCGTATACGTTCGCGGAGGACCAATCAATCTCATCAGCTTCAGCTTCGCCCAGGTTGAAGAAACGGTCGAAAGCGTAAGCAACCAGGCGAAAGTACGGCGAATGATCACCGTCGTTATCCACTCGCTCTACGACGGCACCACGGCAAGCACGTACGATCGGGTTACCCTTGTCGGTACCAATTACTCCGTACTTCAGGTTGAACAAACCAGGGAAACGGTCGTCCGTAGAAACGCGGATGTCCAGGTCCGCCAGGGGACCCAGCCCATAGTCGTTCAGCCAGTTGATCAGGTTGTTTCGCAAGTTATCCATGCTATAAGCATAGCGCTTTTTGGCCCAGGGGTAAAGGGGGTAAACCGCCCTCCCAGGTACGGTTAACCGTCCACTTTCTCTTTCTTGAGCTCTTCCAACGTTCTTTCAATTGAAACCAAACGATTTCCGATTTGCATCAAAAGGTCGGTTAAACCCTCGATCTCTTCGTGAATATCCTGATGGTGAAACCGCAAGGGTTTCTGAATAATTTTTCTGAGCTTTGCTTTTTTCATTTTACAGAAAAAACATACTCCCAGCCAGATTTGAACTGACGACATCCCACTTGTAAGGAGGGCGCTCTACCGCTGAGCTATAGGAGCTGGCGGCCCTTTTGTTGACGGAGTGAAGCCGAACTCCGAGGGTACTTGCAAGTTTGGACCTTACTTTCCCCGATCCGCCGTGCGGGAATCGAACCCGCTATCGATCTCCCTTGTCGGGGTGTCATTGCCATTTAGACTACCGACGGAAGGAGCCGCTTACGGCGGCAAGTCGTCACACGGAAGGGGATTTACCACCTCGAAAGGGGGTGGAACCACCCCGGAAAGGGGTGGAAGCGACTAGCTCAGAAGGTGAACTTCGTTTGAATTACGCCACCAAAGTTAGACGAAGCGCCGGTGAACGCTTGGTTGTTGGTTACGTAGAAGACAGCGGGAGTGATCGAGATGTTGTCGCTCACACGGTACTTGTAGAAGGCTTCCCACATCAGAGCATCCTTGGAAAGACTTGCGGCATTTCCAGGTTGGCCGATAGCGAAACCAGCACCGTTGCCTTTCGCGAAGACGTCACTCCACTGAAGGCCAGCGTACCACGATTCAGCGTTGGTTGCACCTGCAGGAGTGGTCTTGTTTTGAGCGGTCAGGCTCACAGTGTTCCAGCCGTAGCCAGCGCTCACAGAGGGCACGATTCCAGACTTGGAAGGTTGCCAGTAGGCGCTGATTGCGTAGCCGTTGGAAGTTTGACCGGGAGCAAGAACGCCAGAACCACCGTTCAGAGCGTTAAAAGTGCGAACCCGAGTTCCTTCCGTACCGTAGCGGTAACCGAACGCAACACCGTAATTAGAAGCACGGTAGCCAACTTGAGCCATCGTGTTCAGGGCGCCGGATTCGTTGAACTCACCCTTGGTGGAATCGTTTCCATTCTGGGCAACGTAGTTCAGACCAGCCACGAAACCTTTCTTGCCGGGCTGCCTCCACTGGGCGCCGAAACCTGCACCGGTTGCCTTGTTGTAAACACCAGGCGCACCAGCAAGCTGGAAGAAGTCAAGGATTTCCGACTTGTACGCGGAAGGAATCCAGGCCATCTCCGTGTTACGAACCAGGGGGCCAGCGGTCAGGGTTAGACCCTTCGTGAAGGCGGGGAACTGGTAGTACAGGCGATCCAGTTTGACAGTGTCGGCGGTGCTTTCAGCCTTGTCCAGCTTGAACAGCGAGGAGCTTGATCCGAAAGGTTGAGCCGAGAAGTTACCGGAACGCAGGCGAGTGCGCAGCAGATCTTTGCCGGTGAACGACGTGTCGAAGTTCAGGCGAAGGTCGTAGTTGAAGGCGGTTTCCCCAACGTTCGTGCTGGGAGCGTTTTTGCCAACACCGGGAGTCTTGGCGCCATCAACTCCACCCAGAATGAAATTTGCTTCACCGCGAAGTTTGGTGGTGGTTGAGAACTGAGTTGCTTCCAGTTGACCAACCTTGGCTTCCAGCTTACTCACGCGACCGCGAATCACGGCCAGTTCAGCGGCGAACTCACGGGCAAGACGATTGAGTTCGTCCGTGACTTCAGTTACGCGATCCAGGCAGGCATTCAGCAGGGCGGCAGCTTCGTAACGGGTCATCGCTTGACCGCCACCGTAAGTTCCGTCCGGGTAACCTGCAACGCAACCGTAGTTTTCTACGAGTTTTTGCAGAGCACCGTACGCCCAGTCGGTAGGCTTGACGTCTGAGAATTGAGCAATGCTCGTCACTTGCTCGGAAGAGTATTGATTGACTGCGGCGATATTAAGATCAGCTGCAGATGCTACCAGCGGCGTCGTAACAACAGCACCGGCAACAATAAAAGATTTGATCATGCTCTATATAGTTAGAGTGTTTTGTACAAAACCCCCGATTAGAGTGATCGGGGAAAGCGGAATACCGGGATCGAACCGGTGACATCTTGCTTGGAAGGCGAGCGTTCTACCGCTGAACTAATTCCGCGAATTTCTGTAAGTTCGAGTGGACTTACCTTTGTTTAAATTCCTAAAGTTAGGTGTGAGCGAATGGCAGTTTGGACACAGCAACTCAAGGTTGGACGGGTTGTTGTTTGTAGCGTCCCCATCGATGTGATTGATTTCTAGGGGAACGTTTCTGGTGACAGGGTGAACTTCACCCCACCCGCACCTTGGGCAACGGTTGTTGGCCTGCTCAAGTAAGAACCTCCGAATGTGATTTGATTGCTTAACCTGTGAGCCCAGGGTTATCTCACCGGATAACCACTTACGGATGGCCTCTTGATACTGATAATCTATCTGACAGCGGTTGCTGCAGTATTTGTTAGTTTTTCGGCGGCAGGTTGCCCCGCAAGTTAAGCAAGTCATAATTGAAGGAGCCCCCGACATGATTTGAACACGCGACATCCTCATTACAAGTGAGGCGCTCTACCACTGAGCTACAAGGGCAGAAGAAAAGGTGCTTTCGCACCTAGCATAGTCACAAGCGAAGTTCGTAAACTTAGGCTCGCGAGTAACACACGTTAATGTGGCCACGGCCAGGATTTGCCAGCGCCTGGAAAGCAGCGTAGGAGAGATCAAGGTCTCGCCCAGCCACGAATGGGCCACGATCGTTGATTCGCACGACGACCGAACGGCCCCCGTGAGTTACTCGAAGTCGGGTTCCGAACGGAAGATTACGGTGTGCCGCTGTCAAGGCATAGGTGTTAAACCGTTCTCCGCTCGCTGTAGTTTGACCGTGATAACCGTCACCTACTCCATAATAGCTGGCGCCAGAGCATGACGAAGCTAGAGAAGGCGATGGAGCCAGGAAAGTCATTCCGGCAACGGCGGCCAAACCAAACAAACCCTTCAGTTTCGAAACAAGCATTTAATTAGATAGAAATCAACATCCACCTCGCAAAGTGTGGGTCCGTGTTTCAACGGCACTTGTGGGTGGCTCTAGGAGTTTAAGGAATGACTGCATTCCCGAGTTGCTCCCCGCAGTGTATCGTGGGGCCGACCTCATAAATCGGTGTTAAAAGCAACGCCGCTATTATAACGGAAAAAAGGGAGGCGTAAACCTCCCCGTTCGCTCAGAGTGTGTTGCTCAAACGGCAACAGCAGTCCTGCGGAATGAAACGATGTTGTTGAGATTTATTCTCACTTCACCCTGCACGGTCGATAACCAGTTTACCCCCGTGAAGTGGAGGTAAGGCGATTCGAACGCCTGTGTCGCACAGAGCGCCCCAGTTTATAGTCTTGTGAGAGGACTGATTTCAGCGTAATTTTCTACCTTTACGGTAATTTTCTGGGATAGGGTCACCTACCCTTATCTTCAAGTTTTTCTCCCCATTGGTAACCCACATAGTGCCGAATTGAGAATTTCTCTCCCCTTGTTGGTGTTTCATTTCAGCAAGAGTTTTTCGTCTCTTAGCTTTAGCCTCAGGAGATAGGGCAGCTTTTACGGCTAGAAGTCTATTCTTGCGTAGATTATTTAGCTGGTTCGATCTGTATTCTTCGTCGTTTTTCCACAGGAACGAAGTTCTCTCCCACATCTTCTCTAAGCCGCCGCTATTTCGAGCAAGTTGGTTAATAATTTCTTCTTTTCCAATTTCTCCTACCAATCCCTTCCACGCAATAAAATCACGTTTGTCTCCCCATAGTTGCCAGTTGCAGTAATGAAACATTGCATGTTGAGTTACCGAGACCTCGACTAGGTTTGAAAGATCATCGGTTCCCCCTTTATACTTCGGCAGAATGTGATGTTTGTGGGTCATTGTAATCGGTAATCCGATTACTTTTACCCCAACGCTAGAATCGAACCTCTATTGAAACGGAGTTGTTACCACCCGAAGGTAGATTGGCGATACTGGACTTGAACCAGTGACTTCTTCCGTGTCAAGGAAGTACTCTACCTCTGAGTTAATCGCCCTGGCGGAAGATACTGGATTCGAACCAGTGGTGCCGTTACCGACACAACGGTTTAGCAAACCGTCGCCTTAAACCACTCGGCCAATCTTCCAAGGTGCCCCCTGTAGGATTCGAACCTACGACTTCCTGGTTCGAAGCCAGGCGCTCTACTCCACTGAGCTAAGAGGGCGAATGAGAGATGGTGGATTTGAACCACCGACCATAGGCATATGAGACCCGTACTCTGCCAGACTGAGCTAATCTCTCAAATTCCCTTTCGGGAAATGCCCCCAGTCGGACTTGAACCGACAAACCTTTCGGCGGCTGATTTTGAATCAGCTGTGTTTACCATTTCACCACAAGGGCAAGGCACC